TGATGGGTTTCTTTGATAAGAAAGTCATTATTGTATTTGACTTCCAACATCCAGTGGAAAACTATTTGTTCTCCCATCCAGATCTACCAAAGGCAGAAGGAACATTTAGATTCTTTGAGCCTGGTAATCATTTCTCCGAAAATGTCTTTGTCCGTAAATGTACGATGAGTGAAGTCAACAATTACCTTGATGACTTTGCTGCCTATTTACAAGCATACAAAGATATGTTAGAATCAAAGAAACCCAGTGGGTCTTCTGTTCAATCTACTTACGGAGATTTCGACAAATATATGAAACGCCTAGATCCTGTAAGTGGATATCTTTCCAGCAAGTTTGGAAAAGAAAAAGCAGATTCACTTGTAGATGATTTTCTTTTCTGCTATGGTTAATGCTTGGAGTTTGCTATTTGATAAAATGAATGGAAATCTTGATCCAGAAGAACATGTGATGAATGATGATCCTCTGGACAAATTAGCTCAAGACACATATGTAAGATATACATCTGCATATGATGATGGTTGGACTACACAACTAAAACAAAACGATATGAATGAAAATCAAATTGATTTAAATCTAGAATCCACTGAGAAAAATGGATTCTGGAAATATGAAGAAGATCTCACGATGAAAGAGATTCGTGATTATCTTTCTGGAACATATAAGTCACATTATACATCTCAAGAGTCCAAAACTCAAACTCTTGATCTGATTGAAAGTATTGGAGATGCAGAGGCCTTCTGTCGTTCTAATGCGATTAAGTACCTCTCTCGCTTTGGTAAAAAGAATGGCAAGTCACGTCTTGACATTTTGAAGGCAATCCACTATTGTATCCTTCTCTACCATTTCTCTGGACTCCACAAGAAGAACTCTTCCGATTTCCCCTATTGATATGAAACTAACCAAACAAACCCTTTCAATCCTGACTAACTTTTCTGAGATTAATCAATCCATTCTATTTCAGAAAGGTAATCAACTTCGCACTATTTCAGTGATGAAGAATATTCTTGCCGAGGCCGAAATCAAGGAAGAATTTCCAAAAGACTTTGCAATTTATGATTTGCCACAGTTCCTAAAAGTTCTTCGTCTATATCAAGACCCCGAACTTGATTTCTCAGAAGGTAACTATGTAACCATTCGTGAGGGTCGGAATCGTTCTCGTTATTTCTTTGCAGATCCTAATGTAATTGTTTCTCCACCAGAGAAGAAACTTACTCTCCCTAGTGAAGACGTTTCTTTTGAGATTACTCCCAGTCATCTCAGTCAACTTCTTCAGGCTGCAAATACTCTAGATCTACCTGATTTGGCTGTTATTGGTGAAGCAGGTGTTATCCGTCTTTCTGTTCGTGACAAAAAGAACGATACTTCAAACGATCACTCCATCGTAGTCGGAGAGACTGATAAGGAATTCGTTTTCAATTTCAAAGTTGAGAACATCAAAATTCTTCCTGGAAATTATAAAGTATCGATCTCCAGTAAGTGCCTATCTCAGTTCACGAATGTACTTGAGTCTCAACCACTTACTTACTTCATCGCTCTTGAGCCAGATTCTGAATTCAATTCGTAATGAGACACATACTATTCACCCTTAAAGGGTGTAAACCAGATCTTCTTGATGATGAAGGGTGGATTAGAGATACGGTTTATGCTGCATCTAAAAAGTGTAAATCAACTCTTTTGGCATTAAACTCACATAAGTTTGAACCTCAGGGTGTGACTTGTGTCGCCATGCTTTCTGAGAGTCACATTAGCATCCACACCTGGCCAGAAAAAGGCATGGCAGTATGTGACATTTTTACTTGTGGGGACCACACCATGCCACAGGATGGTGTAGAATATATGAAGATGGAACTTAAAGCAAGTGACATCGTTTCTAACGAATTCATCAGACCTTTAGAATGAATATTTTTGTCACTGACCCCGATCCCTGGAAGTCCGCACAAGTTCTACCTGACAAGCACATCGTCAAGATGCCCTTAGAGACCTGTCAGATGCTTGCTATTGTGTGTTCTGACAAATGGGGTCATGGATTTGGCACCCTTCCCAAGGCAGATGGAACTCCCTATGCCACTGAGAAGGGTGCTTTTCGCAATCATCCATGTACTATATGGGCCAATGAGTTTGTGATGAATTGGCAGTGGTTGCTTTCACATGGCATTGCACTCTGTGATGAGTACAAAATGCGCTATGGGAAGGTTCACACCTGCTTTCGTACTCTGATGGTAGCAAAGGAAATTCTGCCCACAGGAGACGCTACAGGGCGCTCTGGTAAGGGTCCAACATCATTTGTTTTTGCTGGGCCTGATGAGTTCAAATATGATACAAGCATTGACATCTTCACTGCTTATAAACGCTATATTGCATCTAAACCCTGGGTATGCGATAATTATCTACGTATCCCAGATCGTAAACCTGAGTGGGTCTAAATTATGAGTCGTAATGAATTTCTTTGGGTCGAGAAATATCGTCCCCAAACAATTGAAGAATGTATTCTCCCTGAGAATATCAAAAAGACATTTCAGGATTTCCTAGATAAAGGAGAGGTTCCTAATCTTCTTTTGGCAGGACCTGCTGGTTGTGGTAAAACTACTGTAGCAAAAGCACTTTGCAATGAACTAGGAGTTGATTATTATGTCATTAATGGATCTGATGAGGGACGGTTCTTGGACACGGTACGGAACCAGGCCAAGAACTTTGCTTCGACCGTCTCACTTCAAGGAAATGGTAAACCAAAAGTCATCATTATTGACGAAGCTGACAACACGACCCACGACGTACAACTCCTCCTACGGGCGAATATTGAGGCATTTCATAACAACTGCCGATTCATCTTCACCTGTAACTACAAAAACCGCATCATCGAACCGCTTCATTCTCGGTGTGCCGTTGTTGAGTTCACAACAAACAAATCAGACAAACCCCAAATCGCATCCAAGTTCTTTAAGCGCATCCAAGAAATCCTTGGTGCAGAAGGTATTGAATATGATAACAAGGTCCTGGTAGAACTTATCAACAAACACTTCCCAGATTGGCGTCGTGTTCTGAATGAGTGTCAGCGTTATGCTGTTGGTGGTAAAATTGATGCTGGTATTCTTGCATCCTTCTCTGATGTCAACATTGATGGTCTGATGCGATCCCTTCAGGCCAAGAACTTCAAAGAGGTCCGTAAATGGGTCGTGAACAACTTGGACAACGATCCAGGTACAATCCTTCGGAACGTCTATGACGCGCTCTACGAGCGCCTTGAGGGACCTTCTGTGGCAGCAGCAGTCCTCATCATAGCTAAATACCAGTATCAAATCGCTTTCGTCGCTGATCAGGAGATCAACCTGCTAGCAGCACTGACAGAAATTATGGTGGAGTGTAACTTTAAATGATCAAGACGGTATCCCATGATGATGCAGTTTGGGCTGCAGATGAATTCATCTCTTACTTTGAAAACCTCAATGGTATTGAGGACTATCTTCGCTATGTGAAGAAGGAAGTACTTGATGGTATGTCTTCCGTGTCATCATTTTCTGAGGATATCTTCAACTTTGATATTCATCCAGAAGACATGGAGTTCTCCATGATTCCTGTTGGCAAGGGTGGACTTGACCAGAAGTACTATAAGAATTTACTTGCTGCCGTCTCTTCTCACAATAATGAATCAAATATTCCTGGAAGAGAACACAAGTGGATTGTAAAGGAAACTACGACCAATACTGTTGTTGGATTCATTCGTTTAGGATCTCCAACAATCAATTCCAAACCTAGGAATCTATGGCTTGGAAAGGCACCAGATCTCAGTCTGTTTAATCGCCATGCCTGTATGGGTTTTGTGATTGTTCCGACTCAACCCTTTGGATATAACTTTTTGGGTGGTAAGTTGCTTTCACTTATGTGTTGCTCTCACTTTGCCAGGGAGTTTATCAGTGAGAAGTTTGAGAAAGATATTGCTCTATTTGAAACTACATCTCTGTACGGTTCTACCACATCGGCATCTCAATATGATGGCCTAAAACCTTTCATTAGGTATCGTGGTTTGACTGAGAGTAAATTTACTCCACTGCTTCATGATGAGCAGTTTCATCGTCTGCATGATCGGTTCACCTATTTGAATGGTGGTGAACCTCTTACAGATAATAAAGCTTCTTCTAAGAAGATGAAGAGACAAACCAAGATGATTTCTCTTATCAAGAACTCTCTTGAAGATTCAGAGAAACTTGCCAAGTTCAACAGTGTAATTGCAAAAGCATTTTCACTCACTGAGAAAAAGCGTTTCTATACATCTGACTACGGCTACGAGAATGTTCGTGAAGTTCTTTCTGGTGAGCAATCTCAACTACGTCGTGGTCAGAATTGGGACAAGCATGAACTTGATAACATCATCAAGTGGTGGAAGAAGAAAGCAGGTAAACGATACGAAAAACTTAAGTCCGAGGGTAGATTCCGTAATGAGATTGAACTCTGGACTGAAACCGATGACATTCAAATTATCCGATGACTGGTTTTAACTTTGATTATGATTCAACTTGGATATCTAGTCCTGGATATTTGACATGTAAAGTTCCTGAAATAGTAAGACATGAATTGACACAAACTCTTGATAATCTTCAAAATGATAAAGATCCTTTTTGTATGTCTTTAGCTGGGCATAATGAAAAGGAATATAGACTTCCAATAACACCCAATTTGAAATATCTTGCAGAGTCTTTATCTAGAGAATATGGAAAGGTTTTTGGAATAAGTTTATTCAATGTTTTTGATGGTGGTGATCAAGACTATGACTTTGATCTCTCCAGAGTCTGGGTAAATTATTCAAAGAAATATGATTTTAATCCAATTCATAATCATACTGGAGTTTTTAGTTTTGTTATTTGGGTAAAAATTCCATATGATCTGGACGATGAATTAAAAGTATATTTTGATAGAGTAAATGATAGCGAGAATTCAACTTCGTTATTTCAATTTACTACGATTGAACCTTTTGGTACATTGAATAATCAAAAAGTGTTAGTTGATAAGTCTTACGAATGGACAATGATGTTGTTTCCATCACAAATGATGCATCAAGTTTATCCATTTTATACAAGTGATGAGTTTAGAGTTTCTGTTTCTGGAAATGTTTATTTTTCTATGAGAGGTAAAAATGAAATGTGAAGTCACTCTATACAAAGTGGGCACAGTCTTCAAAGAAGAAGTGATAGCCCGTGATTATGAAGATGCAAAAAGGGTTGCTATTGCTAGAAACCCTGGAGCAAAGATTGTTTCTGTTACCGCTAAATTTTGATTATGGAATTGAAAGAATGGCTGAACTCCATCAACTTTACTAAAGAGAATTTGATTGAGAAGGATCCAGACTGCATCAAAAAATATCCTTCATTTATTGTGAACAAATGCTTGTCTGGAGAAATTGATTCTCTGATCTATGCAAATGAGATGAACAAGTCTCATTTTCTAGACAAAAAGATGCAATATGACTTTTTGCTAAATAGTCTGAGAAAGCGTAAGAGATTTTCTCCTTGGCTTCGTAAAGAAGATATCAAAGATCTTGATTGTGTCAAAACTTACTATGGTTATAGTAATGAAAAAGCACTCCAGGCTTTGAAGATTCTGACCAAAACACAAATCGACTTTATTAGATCCAAACTTGAGACTGGAGGAAAAAGATGAGCGTCGTTAATGAACCTGAAGTAAAGTGGGCACCAGATCAAATGGTGCAAATTTCACTAAATGAACCAGATGATTTTCTAAAGGTTCGTGAAACTTTGACCCGTATTGGTGTTGCTTCTAGAAAAGAAAAGAAGTTATATCAATCTTGCCATATTCTACACAAG